CTCTTGATTGAGTAGCCATCTTTAAGATGACCAGTTATATGTTATATACATTATGCGCCTTCCAGCGCACTCGGGGCTTATGCCCTTATCAAGCCTTACGGCTTAAATCTTTTTCCTCTTTATCTAAAAAATCACTCAGAGACTCAAACCTTATATTATTATCCCCCTTGAATGGTTTGGTGTGGTCGTGTTCTCCTGTGTATATTTCTTCTGGTATTCCATCTGGGTAGGCATCGCATTTAAATTCCCCGTGATTGTGAAGGCACTCGAAACATTGTAGACTCATAGACATTATTTAAACTCCTCTAAATATCTATCTAAATAATCTTTTATGATTTTTGGCAGTTTTGCCTTTTCTGTACCCACATACATCGCAAACGACTCTGCGAAAAGTTCACGGTTATTAGTTGTAGAATACTCAGATATATTAAGTATAGAGCCGTCTTTTTTAACTTTTTTAAATATACTTATCCACTCATCATTCCATTTTTGCCGAACAACAGGGTTATTTGCTGGAAGCCCTTGAGTCTGTCTACTTTTCAGATAATAATTGCCGTTTATCGCACCAGTAAATTGATCGTGAACTATATGCCCAATTTCATGGTCTATAATACTACCAGCGATATTGTTTTTATTTAAACAATTGTGCCTTTGGTATTTGTTAATAGTTTTTAGCCTTTTTTCAGCCCTATCTAATCTGCGTTGTGCAATAACAATAGACCACTTGTCTCCAGAATCCAACTCTTTTTCCAAAGCTAATACTGCTCTGGCGTACTCCTTTTTCCACAAACTACCATACTTAGCAACGGAATTTTTATAACTGCTTTTCAGTCCTTCTTTTGTAAATATTTTTGAGTTTATATTTAATACTCCCCCGCTTGCAGATGCCCACCTACTCCCCCTTCTTGATACTATTACCGTATTTAATTTGTTTAAATTATATTTGCGAAAATTATTAGCCAGAGAAGCCGTTATCTGGTTTGCTATGTCTATGTCTTTTATTTGACCGAAAGTTACCTTTTTAGCAATATTGGTTTCAATCCATTTAGCGGAGTCCCTAACAGTCTTATGCTTCCCCGCCATTTTTAGATCAGTAATAGACAAAGGTTTCTTCTTTCGCTTCGTCAATAAAGGCTTATTAAGATTCTCACCTTTATAATTTGATGCGACTAATTGACATCTACAATTCTGCTGACATACACTAAAGCCAGACTTAGGTCTGCCTACTGTCCTCCAGAACTCATTTGTGCCTACTTGACCAGATCGGCTCTCACAGTCTGCACATACCTTACCCCCACCTACTGTAACCCATATAAATTCTTTTATCCCAGCGTCTTCAAATGCCCCCATAGACGAGGTATTACCAGCATACTCTACGCCATTCTTAACAGTATTTCTTATCTGGCTTCTAAATCCCCCAAATAATCTACCCCCAGAAGTAAGGTCATTCATTAACACCGCCTTAATCTGTGTGCTACTCATCCCCGTAGCTTGCATAGATGTAATGACGCTATTCATAGACAGTACCGTCTGAGCAGATGCGTTAGCTATCTCATTCGCCAAAATGACTTCTAATTCATTAGGCATCTCTTATAGCCTTCTCTATTTTTAATTCAACCATCTTAAAAGCGTTCTTTTCAGCAGTCTTACTAATCCCAAACCACTCTCTTTGCGGTAGTGTCCCACCTCCGTCTTGGTGGTACTCCCCAATCTCGTCTCTTTTCTTAGGCGGTATAATCTCAACTCTTTGCCTTGTTGGTGTGGCTCGTTTACCTCTTGGCACATAAGCCTTCTTCATTGTACCAGTAGCATATAAAGCAGTACGGGGGCTTGCGTTTCTGTCTTTCCTTTTCTTTGCTATTGTCTCTGGTTGTAGCTTGGTAAATGGTCTACCGTTTATATCCCTACCGCTTATAATCCCGTTCTCTATATCCAAAACAATAATATCTGCTGAGAAGTTTAACTCTCTGTGCATATCGAGTTTAATCTTACCCAGATCGAAGTTCTTTTGCAGTTTTACGTTAGGCACTACGCTCTAATACCTTCCCCGCAAACTTCTTCCCCTCTTTAGCACCCTTCTCAATCTCGTCTATATGCTCCGATAAGAACGCTTCCCCCAAAGCGTTCAAGTATCCCTCTGGGTCTTTCAGCATCTCGTCTAAGTCTATCTGGTCTAACAACAACTCAGAATCATCTATAACAGTCTGTTGTAAGTCGTCTATCTTATTGAGGTATTTATGTACTAATTGCGCCAAGTTTCCTCAATCCCCCAAAGGCGGGTTGTTCTGGCTGCGCTTCTTTGACTTCTTCCCTCACCTCACCTAAACGCTCTTTAATTTCCTCGTCAGATAGTCCCTCATTTACTCTAAACCAATCAGCCTTAGTTGCTAATCCATTCGCCCACTTCCATTCCCATTCAGCTTGTTCTTCTGATTGCGATAGGGGGACATGAGGAGCAGAAAATGATATACTTAATTCGTCTTTAACTTTAATATTGTATGCTTCTAAGATTGCCTTATCCACTTCAAATCGTTCTTCTTCTAATACTCGTAAGCGTTCAAAGTCAGACTGTACTGCTTCGGTGAGTTCCACTTCTAATATTCGTTGATGTTCTCCAGATGTAGACCCACTATTATCAGCCCACTTAATCTTTAGGTGATTAGCAAAAGCTACTGTATCAGCAACCCACCGCATCGAATCCATTATCTTGTTTAAGTCTCCAGATGGGCTTTTAAAATCAAAGGTTGAGTTGGGTGGCATGGTAATTAACTTGTCAGCCCCTACCCTAATCCTTGTAGGGTCGTCTATGCCTGTGGCTACGGGTTGGGATAAGGATTGATACATACAACCGATACTCAGCATAGTGCCGAATACATTATAAAGCAGATTGGCGTTAGCCACCTCTTGCCCAACCCCTGTGCGCCACCACTCATTACCGATTTGATCGTATAAGTGAGATATAATTACAGGATTTTTACCATAAGGGTTCGATAAGTCCCCATCTTCAGAGATAGATATAACCTTACCACCCTGTGTAATCTTAAAATGTAGGTCATCCGACCAAAATACCCATGTCTGTTCATCGGCTCGACTGCTACCGTAGTTATAAAGTGGGTACATAATACCCTCTACTTTGTCAGATGCGGGCTTAAATAATGGCTCAAAATCCACCAATACTTGTCCCGTTAGCTTCTTCTCATCCTCATCATAGCCCCGAAGGTATGCCACACTCCCTAATAGCCCCGTTAATCGGTCTAATTGGAGTAGGTCATGATCTAAGTCGCCTAAGAGTTCTAAGTACCTCTCATCGGCTTTTCTTTCCACCTTTTCCTTTAGGGCTACATACCTTGAATTAATGATCTTGCGGGTAATGTTCTGCTCCCAAGCGGGTGCATACTTTAATGCGTTGGGGTCAAAGAAATCGTCCACATCACCCTTGAGGTTTATACCCTCATAATAATTCATAGACCTTAAACGGTCTGTTTTTTCTTTCATGTGGGATTGGTCGAGCCATTCCCGTACAGACTTAACGACTGTATCTTCTGATAAATCTCTTATAATCATGCGTTGCCTTGATCGCTTGTAGTGTATAACCCCTCTAAATATTCTGCCTTTTCGACTGCATCTTTAAGGATACCCACATACCATCCTATATTCAAACCAATCGGAATCAATACCGCCAGAATCGAGAATAGCAACAATGCTATCACAATTAGCAGTATCACCATACCCTATCAATTAACTTCATCTCAGTATTAATTATATTGTATCTATAATGAACGGGGTACATAATTGCATCGGTACTGTGGGAGAGGGTTATATCAGCCTTTTTATTCATCCCCCCCTGTGCATCCCGTTGTAATTGCTCTAAATCCCTAATCAGATCAACACACTTAGGCGATACGGTCATGCCTACATGACCATCTGCGCTCTTTAGTTTGGCGTTCAATGCGTTTAATCTATCTATCTGGCTTGGGTTGGCGTTGTGAGCATATAAAGTAAAATTGAAATCTCTTAATATTTGTGCATCACTCCTTCGTGAGTTTGTGCTTCTGGCGTTAGATGCTGGGTCTGGATAGATTATTTGGATGTCTGGGTGTCTCTTTCGTATCTCCTTCGCCATCTCCACAGTATTTGAATCGGTTAAGATTATCTCATCGTATACATGAATATCTCCGTTAGTATACTCGCAGAATATCTGACAACAAAACTTCGATATATTAAAATCTAATCCCGCAAATCTCTTGGTAGATATATCAGCATCTCTTACATGAGTATCTCTATTAAAGTTATATACCGCCCTATTGCTTACCGTCTCGAAGGTTGCTAAAAACTCTTGCCTATATACCCTCTCATCCATAGTAGATTTTGCAAGGTTAATCTCATCTTGAGAGACAAAGCCACCATCTACTGTCTTAAACTGCCAAGACTTCCAGCTTTGATCTCCCCCTAAACCCTTCACATATAAATCATGGAACTTCCCAAAGCCATTCGGTGTGCCTATAAACAATGCCCTACCTTCCGTAGTGGCTAACATGGGAAGTATAATCTCCTCCCATACGTTTGGCTTCATAAAGGCAAACTCGTCTAATACGACTGCATTTGAGCCATCTTGACCTAATGATACACCCCTTAGAGAATCCTCATTATCTGCGCCCTTTAATTCTACGATTGACCCATTGGCTAATTTGACCGATAACTCCGTCTCGTTGATCTTTGCTTGGGGAAACTGTGTAAATATATCCTTTAGAATCGGTAGCGCAACCAACTTGGCTTGCCGATAGGTCGGTAAAATCACCCACCTTCGTTCCCCCGCTTGTAACGGTTGATGGAGTAGCCACAACATTGATAGATGGGTTTTCCCCCAGCGTCTCCCAGCCACAACACACTTGAATCTGTGAGGGTCTGCGATTATTTCTTTTCTTATCTTGTTGATCGTCCACTTCATTCATCCAAATCAAAGACCTTAATAGAAGCGTTAGTCTCTATATGTCTTGTGGGTTCTCCCTCCACTCGATCTATAATGTATTTCATGGCGTTTAAGTCCATGCGTGTCTCTGCTAATGACCATAGACGCTCTATCAATCGCTCTCGTCTCGTCTTATTATCTACCTCTGTATCTGAATACTCCCTCAATAGATCAGTAAAGCTATTTTTACGACCATTGGGGTTAGCATTATTCCCTGTCTTAAACTGTGTATCGGGATTCCCAGACGATTTAAACGTACCATCTGCCCTCCGTTTTACCTCCGCTTTAGACATCTAACTCTACCAGAGCCATCATAAAGGCTTTATTGAGTTTCTCTACCAGCCCCTTAACCTTACTGGTATCAATCTCAAGTACATCCATCTCTAACCGATAGTTTCCTGTGCTTTTAAGATTTTTAATACCTACTAATTCCACCGTGAGCGTGTGTTCATTTGTCGGCATAGTCAGTAATATAAAAACCGCTGCCAGTAAACTTTAATGCGGGGGCGGTGATGATGCGCATGATACGCTTGGAGTTGCATTTAGGGCATGATCGCCCCTTAGTAGGTTCTTGGACAGAAGAAGGCATATATAATTCCCAAACCCTTTTACACTTTTTACATTTAAAATCGTATGTCATACTTTTTTGGCTATGGTGCGCACCGTTAAGCCAGAGTTAAGTTTTCTGTCTATCGTTATACATTAGGACTCTTATAAGCCAGAACGAGTAGGGTACTTAACCAACCCCCTTCATTAAGTATAAGGTCAAATATTCGGGTTTTTCGCCTGTTTTTAGGCGTTTTTCAGATGGTTATTGGAAGTTTATTAGTCCGTTGCCCTTCTTTTTTGCATTATCCCATTTCTCGTATGCCGTTGATGGGGCGCACTTTAGAGCGTTTCCAATCTCTCTAAATGTTCTTTTTTGAATTAATTTATGATAGATTACCTTCTGTTCGGCTTCTGTGCATTTCATCATCCATAATACGGTAGCCTTAACTATTTTTTCTACCCATCTAAAGTGTTCAGCGTTCTCAAAGAGTTCCTGTAAGGCATACCCACCAGAGTCGGGTATTAGTTCTACATCTACATTAGTCGCCTTCTTAGGCTTTGGGGCATACATGATTTGATACATTTCATCTGGTATGGGGTCGCCATCGTCGTCTATTTCATCGGTGTATTCATCGTCTGAGAATGACTTAGGCGGTACTATGGTATATTTGTACCCCTTCGCCTGTTGTTTTTTGCTTGGTTTTTTTGGCACGGGTGTCCTTTGGTTGTGGAAGCGGGTTTTTGTGGAAGATGTTATCAGAAATCGCCATCAAGTCCAGAGACTTCACCAGCGTTATAACATCACTTCTACCGTTCCTTGTGTATAGTCTATATATTGCGTCTTTTTTGTCCTCCACATACTCTTTGATTGTGTTCGATTCTACGAACTTAATTAGCTTCTTCCGACTTACAAGAATCCAATATCGTACAGTTTCAAAAGCGAAGAAATCTGCCTTCCCATACAACCAGCCGTTTTTCCCATGTACGTTTTTAATTTCCACCCAATGGTAGTTATCGTTCTGGTGATCTGTTATCCGTTTTGTGCTTTTAACATCTACAGACACCTTCTTTGTCATGTATAGATCAATGTGGTCGTATATATCAGTATTGCGGCTGGTGGTTTCAGTAAGCCAGCCTTTAAGTTCTACAAGAGAAGCAAACCGCCCCTCTGCATCCTTACCCCTAAGATAATCATTTTCATATTTTAGGTTCATTCGTTTATTTTATTCCACACCTCTAAGATAAACACGGAAATAATAATTAATCCGAAAGCAAATAAGACAGTACCAGCCCCTAAACAGAATATCGAGCCAGCTATTTTTACAATTATCTCAATCATAATACCTCACTATTAGTAGTTGCCAATACACCAACGCCATAGCTTTTACATCTGGGGCAAATAACCTTTTCTTTTCCGATTGATGGTATAGTGGTGAAATATTCGTAGCTATGTTTACCAGCTTCTTTCCATTTCTCCCATGTTTTTTTACAACACGGGCAAGCCTTGACTGTTTTATCTGTTAGATCGGTTCTATATATCATGTTGCCTTGAGATACTTTATTTTCGTACCCCCAGTTCAATTCAACCGCCCAATATAACCTCTCCAATATGTTCATATCATTTTCATCCTTTAAGGGGTCGTTGTACTCTATCATACTTTCTCCATTTTGTTCGTAAGTGTTCCAATAACCTCGTCAATTCCCAAGTCTCCAGAGCGTTGAGTTTTTTGCTTTTGAATAGTTCTCTTTTGTAATCCAACACCCTGTCTACCCCCATTATTGCCTGTGCCATTCCTACCCGCCCTAACAAGTCTAACTTTCTCATGCTCATAGTCGTTCTTACCTAACATTACTTCACCGCAACAGACGGACAT